AATATAAATTAGCTACTCTACCTCGTGGAACAGCTAAATTACCTGTACTTGATTTAGGATATTCTGGAATTACATTACAACAAGGTGCTTCATTAACAATTACTCCACAAACATTAAATTACTTAGGAAACAATCAAACCTATGAAACAACTGGCTATTCAGCTACAATTTCAGATGTTCGTTTATTTAGTACATTTACTGGAGTAGGAATTAATACAACCGCAGCAACAGATGCAAATGCTTCGGCAACATCAACAACAACATTAGGAACAAATGTTTCTACAACAGTAATTGGATCTCAAATTAACTTGAGAGCAACTACAATAAATACATTATTTGGAAATAACACTCAATTATCTGCTACATTAACCGTTGTAGGTTTAGATAGTGGAGCTCGTTTAACAATCCCTGTTACAATTAATAAAACAAACGTTTAAAATATAAACAATGGCATTTAAAAGATTAGACCCTGAAGATTTCGTAGTAAGTAGTGATTCAATCACATCTACACTTTGGTCAACTGGAGCTCCAACAATAACATCATTTTTTACTTCATCCACACAGGCTGCAGGATCATCTGGAGATTATTATCTGAGTATTTATCAAACCGCTTCAAATTTATCTACAGCAGCTGTACAATTTGATATTGCATATGCTGATAAATTAGGAAGTGGGAGTGCATTGTATAATCCAATTGTTCCCCAAAATTCGTACACTAAAACAATTTATGGTCAATATCGTTCATTGATTTTAGAGGATGAAAATGCTAATTTTATTTTTGGAGCAGGCACTAATGTTGTAACTGGATCTAATTTCTGGGTATTGTCCATTGAAAGAGCAAATTACAAACAATCATTATTCCCTGGATCATTAAATTTAAAACTTTCAGGTTCAGGTGGTATTATCAATTTAACAGATAACTCACTTGACAATCCAGTAAGTGTATTTTTAGGATCAACTCGTGTTTATCAATTGATTTCAGGATCAAATGGTACAGCAGGTTCACTTGCAAATAGTGGATATGTAGCAGGATCAGGTTCATATGGTTTAGTATTTCCAGATTTAGGAACTATTTTATTAAACCCATTGGCAATTTCCCAATCAATTCAAGTTGCACCAAGTCGTTCAAATAACTCAGATGGATTAAATCCTCAAAAATTATTTACAGCCATTAGTTTAGGATCTTCATTCTCATTAAATTCAGAAGAAACAATTACTTCGGATTATGTGTTTATTAGAGCTCGCAATAGCGAATTTAATTACTCAGAAAATCCAACATTTATTTCAGGTTCAACTGGAGAGGTAATTTATGATAATTTTATCAATGCTCCTCAAGTTTATATTACAACTGTAGGAATGTATAACGACAGTAATAACTTATTAGCGGTTGCTAAAATGTCAAGACCATTATTAAAAGATTTTACAAAAGAAGCTCTAGTTAGAGTAAAACTTGATTTCTAAGAATGAATGAGTGTATTCAAATCGTTTATAACATCTGACGTTATCGTCTCTCCCTTTGAGGTAAACAAATCGTTTACCTTTCAAGGTAATGAACTCACAGGCTCGAATGTAGGAATTGATAGATATATTGGACGCAACGTTACTGCATCTTTATGGGTTTCTGGTTCCTATCCAACAGGACAAATAAGTATCCAAGATCAAATTTTAATTTATCGTTCTATAAGAGAACTTTATTACTCCAATTATATTTCAGGAAGTGATGGATCCCCAGCAGCAACGGCTTCATTTAATATAGATGGTACTATAACAGGTCCTGCTTATACTCCTAATTACTATAATTATTTATCATCTACTTTACTTGCCGATAGATATATCCCAACAGGTTCTAATGAAATTATAGGTGTAATTTCAATCCCCTCCAATTTATTTGGAAATTATCTACAACCGGGTACTGTAAATATTTCAAATGGAACCCTTACTCTTACAGATGATGGGAATGGAAATATGATACATAATTCCCAAAAATATGGAGATGTAATTTATGAGCATGGAATTATAATTCTTACTAGTGATGGAATCACCAGTAATGTGGGGTATGGATATGTTTCATATGGTACTGCAACATATGGGGTAGCTACTGAAAATATTATAAATAGTTTTGCAACTGGATCAAATATTACTTGCTCATTTAATTCAGCATATAATATATTTGAAACCCAATACAAATGTACTATTAGAGAAAATGAATTTAATTTTTCTACAAACCAAACCCAAATTTTAGGAAGTTTAAATAGTGGGATTTTATATGATTTTGCAACTGGTTCTTTCTTTACACCTTATGCTACAACAATAGGATTATATGATAATGCTTATAATTTATTAGCGGTAGCAAAGTTAGCTCAACCCCTACCATTATCAGCAGTTACCGATACATCTATACTAGTTAATTTAGATTTATAACATATTTATAATAAAATTTAAATGGCACTTACATTAAATAAAACAGGCATAACAACAGGTAATACTGTTGAAGCATATCACGTAACCCAATCTATTGATGCATTTGCAGGTATTGTAGCATATGATATTTCTTTATCTGGTTCATTTACTGTAACCGGTTCTATGACTAATGGAACTAGTAACCTTGCATCTGGTATATCATCTCATGCTGAAGGAAATTTAACTCGAGCAACTGGTTTATATTCTCATGCTGAAGGAACAGGATCATTAGCTTCAGGAGTTGCATCACATGCTGAAGGATTTCAAACCACAGCTTCTGGAAATTTTTCTTTATCAACAGGATTTAAAACTAAAGCCTTAGGACAAGGATCATTTGCTGGTGGAGTTCAAACTATAGCAAATGGACCTTATGCTTTTTCTTTAGGAGATTCTACATTCGCCGGAACTTCAGCATTCGCAGCAGGAAGTAACACCAGCGCCTCAGGTCAAAATAGTATAGCTTTAGGAGATACTTCAGTATCTTTAGGTCTATATTCATTTGCACATGGAGGAGGTACTATTGCTTCGGGTTCATGGCAATTTGTAATAGGAAAATATAATAAACAAGGTGATGATACATCTTTATTCATTGTAGGAAATGGTGCATTTGGTGCCCCTAAAGACTCATTTAAAGTAAGAATGTCAGGATCTATTGTTTTACCTACAACTCAATCAGTTGCACCTTCATGGACAGGATCTGACGGAGAAATTATTCCTGCAACTGTAGGAGGTGTTCATCGACTTTATATGTGGATGGCGGGAGCATGGAGATCAAGCTCATTTGCTTAAAAATTTAATTTATGAAAAATTGGTTATATGAAAATAGGGAAATTCAAGAAATAACAGATTTCCCCGAAAATACATTTGGTTTTATTTACATTACTACCCATATTCCAACAGGTAATTCATATCTAGGAAAAAAATCGTTATACCATAACGTTAAAAAAAAACTAGGTAAAAAAGAATTAGCAGAACAACCTATAACTAGAGGTCGAACAGCTACCACAAAACAAGTCATTAAAGAATCTGATTGGAAAACCTATTTTGGATCAGCTAAACCTATACTTGAGCTAATCAAACAAGGTAAACAGGATGAATTCGAACGTAAAATCCTTCACTTTGTAACCAATAAAAAACTCCTTACATATTACGAATGTAAATACCAATTTCAATTAGGTGTTTTAGAGAAACCTAACGAATGGATAAACGATAATATTTTAGGTAAATTTTTCCGAAAAGACTTTGTTTCCCAAGACTAGATTTGTATCTTGGTATCCATGGTAAATGAACTATTAGTTAATCTAGTCAACGGTGTTTTAGGTACTGGAAAACGTACCGCAAGAGGAAACCAATCCTACACTTGTCCGTTTTGTCACCACCATAAACCAAAACTCGAAGTAAATTTTACTGAAAATACAGAAGGAATTAATCAATGGGCTTGTTGGGCTTGTGGTAAGAAAGGTAAAACCATAAGAAGCTTATTTAAACAAGTACAAGTTGATGCTAGTTACTTTCAAGAACTAAGTAAATTAGTTAAAAACGTTTCTAGAGAAGATATAGGTGAGGTAAAACAAGCCATACTTGAACTCCCCAAAGAATATAAATCTTTCTTAAACAACAAGGATATCATTGCAAGACATGCTCTTGCTTACCTTAAAAAGAGAAACATTACAAACCAAGATATTCTCAAATACAATATAGGCTACTGCAATTCAGGCCAATATGCTAAAATGATTATTATACCCTCGTACGATAACACCGGTAAATTAAATTATTTCACCGCTAGATCATTCGAGAAAGATCCATTCACCAAATACCGTAACCCAGAAACGTCTCGCGATATTATACCGTTTGAATTGTTTATTAATTGGGATCTACCAATTATACTTTGTGAAGGGCCATTTGATGCTATTGCTATAAAACGTAATGCTGTACCATTATTTGGTAAAAATATCCAATCTAGTTTGATGAAAAGGCTAGTAGAATCTAAAGTACAAAAAATATACATTGCCCTAGATAATGATGCTGTTAAACAAGCCCTTGGCTTCTGCGAACAGCTTTTAGACATTGGAAAGGAAGTCTACTTGGTAGAACTAGAAGGTAAAGATCCTAGTGATATGGGATTTGAAAACTTCACTAAATTAGTACAAACCGTTTCCCCATTAACACAATATAAACTGATGGAGAAAAAATTATCTATAATATGACAAAAAGAAACATTAAAAAATCTTACAATAGAATCCTTGAAATTTCAGCAGATTCTAAACAGATCACAATGCCCGATTCAAGATATTATCGTCGAAATGGAAAATATTATCCTTCTATTACTTATGTTTTACAATACTATCCAAAAGGTAAATTTTTTGAAGATTGGTTAAAAAAAGTAGGATATTCTTCTGAACACATAGTTAGAAAAGCAGGTGAAGAAGGTACAAAAACCCATGAGCTGATTGAACAATATTTAAATGGAGAAGAACTTAATTTTTTATCCCCAACAGGACATCCCCAATATGATTCTAATGTGT